AGGATGAACATGGTTAATGTAATGGATCCTTATGTTGGTAAATACTTCTCCGTGGAGTATATCAGAACACAGATCCTTAAGCAAACTGCACAGGAGCAAAAAGAAATTGACAAACAGGTTGAATCTGAGATGGAATCTGGTGTTATTGCTGATCCTGCAGCGGAAATGGATCCTGCTATGGACCCTAATGCTGCCCCTCCCGATCAGGGTGGAGAACAACCTCCGCAGGTAGATCCAGGTGATTTACGCAGAGGAGAGTTCTAAGTTACTAAATAGATACAGTAGGAGTTATTATGCCTAGCGAAATCGCACAACAGATCGTCAATCAAATTTTTGGTGACGAAAAAGCGAAAGCAGTTGATTCGGTAAACGATGCCTTATCTGCTGCTGCATACGATGCTGTTCAAGCACGAAAACTTGAATTTGCACAGAGTATGGGTTTTGAATTGGATGACACTGCTCAGGATGCTGCGGATGAAATCGCAGATGAACTTCCTGATAATACAGAAGAAATCCCAGAACCTACACAAGGAAACGTCGAAACCCCTGAGGTAACCGACGAAGAACAACCCGAAACTGAGGAACAAACAGATGAGACTGATCGCTGAAGAGATTAACAATGTCGATTTTCTCTGTGAAGAGAATGAAGGCAAGAAGAATTACTTCATTGAGGGAATCTTCTTACAAGCGGAACTGAAAAACCGTAACAATAGGATGTATCCACTCAAGACTTTATCTAAAGAAGTCGCTAAATATGATGAGAACTACATTCAAAAAGGGCGTGCCCTTGGAGAATTAGGTCATCCTGATGGTCCGTCTATTAACTTGGATAGGGTATCACATAAAATCATGTCGCTCAAAGAAGATGGAAACAACTTCATTGGTAAAGCGAAACTACTTGACACACCTATGGGTAAAGTCGCCAAGTCATTACTAGACGAGGGTGTAAAACTCGGTGTTTCATCCCGTGGGATGGGTTCTATCCGTAAGGAAGAGAACTGCAATGTTGTTATGGATGACTTCATGCTCGCTACAGCAGCAGATATTGTTGCTGATCCTTCTGCACCTGATGCTTTTGTTGATGGAATTATGGAAGGTAAAGAGTGGGTTTGGGATAATGGAGTTCTAAAAGAGTCTACTGTTGCTCAAATTAAAACAGAAATTGATCACGCAACCCTTATCAACTTACAAGAACGCAAAGTTTCCGCGTTTGAGTCGTTTTTAAAGAGTTTGTGATTTATAAATAAATACAGACAACGCTAATGCATAACGGAGTTTAAACAAATGGCTGAGACCCTCGAAAAAAATCTTGATAACATGGAGGAAGTGACCGAAGGTGCTACCCAATCCAAAACAGCAGTTAACGCGAAAGCAAAACCTGGTGACCCTATCGACACGTCGAAAGGTGGTGCACCTAAGGTGATCGATGTTAACACTGATTCAGAAGAAGGAGCGAAAGGAACTAAGAACGCAGGAGCATCTGCTTCGGGTTCGGTGAAGAAAGCACCTGTTCCTAGCACGAAACCTTCTGACGCATCCGCTAAAATGGAGGAAACCGAAGATGGCGAAGAAGCGATCTCTGAAACCAAGTACGACTTTAGTCAAGATGTTGACGCTCTTGTCGCTGGTGAAGAACTCTCAGAAGAGTTCAGAAACAGAGCAGCAACAATCTTCGAGGCAGTCGTAACCGAAAAGGTTAATGCAGAAGTCCAAGCGTTGCAAGAGGCATTTGAAGAGTCTCTGACTGAAGAAGTCGAAAAAATCAAAACAGAATTAGCCGAGAAGGTTGATGATTACTTATCTTATGCTGCTGACAACTGGATGAAGGAAAATGCACTCCAGGTCGAGCACGGTATCAAGACTGAGATGAGTGAGTCATTCTTCAATGGTCTAAAAAGTCTTTTCCTTGAGCACAACTTTAGCGTGCCTGAGGAAAAATTCAACTTACTTGACGGTATGGTTGGAGAGTTAGATGATATGGAAGCGAAACTCAACGAAACAATCGAAACCAATGTTGCATTGAACAAGCAGATTGGTGACTTTATTAAAATGGAAATCGTGTACGAGTGTGCTACTGGTCTTGCTGAAACCCAAAAGGAGAAGTTAGCATCATTAGCAGAGGGTGTTGAGTTTGAAAATGAAGAAGATTTTCGTAAGAAAGTCGAAACTATCAAGGAATCATACTTCACTAGGAAGGCTGAGATTGCAGAATCTGCAAGCGAACCCACCGAAGAAGCATCTGAACCCCTTGTAGAATCTACAGCGAGTGGCACAATGTCGAAATACGTTGACGCTATTGCTCGTTGGTCCAAATAATTGTAAATTAAACTACTACTCTAAAAGGTAAAAACGAATGACCGTTCAAAAACTACAAGAGAAGTGGGCACCCGTTCTTAATCACGACGCTCTCCCTGAGATCGGTGACTCTTATAAGAAAGGTGTTGTCGCTCAACTCTTAGAAAACCAAGAAAAAGCACAAATCGAAGAAGGTCAGATTCTTTCTGAAACTCTTCAAACCACTGGTTACACTGGTAGCAGCACCGCCACAGGTCCTGTTGCAGGTTTCGACCCAGTGCTCATTTCATTGATCAGAAGATCAATGCCTCAGTTGATCGCCTATGACATCGCGGGTGTTCAACCAATGACAGGTCCTACTGGACTTATCTTCGCGATGCGTACTAACTACGGTAGCGAAAGAGATCCTAACGCATCTGGTTACGACGAAGCATTCTTCAATGAGCCTAACGCAGGTTTCTCTGGTGGTGCAGGTTCTTCTTACGATCCTGGTGCTTCCAGTTCTGCAAACAACGACGCTGAAGGCAACAACCCTGCTGTTCTTAACGATGGTTCTCCTGGAACTTACGAACTAACAGGCGATGCTCAAGGCATGTCTACTTCAACCGTTGAAGGTTTAGACGACAGTGCATCTAACACTGCGTTCAGAGAGATGGGTTTCTCCATCGAGAAGGTGACTGTAACTGCCAAGGCAAGAGCGTTGAAAGCAGAGTACAGCATCGAACTTGCTCAAGACTTGAAAGCAATTCACGGTCTTGATGCAGAGCAAGAGTTGAGCAACATTCTCTCAACTGAGATCCTTGCTGAAATCAACCGTGAAGTTGTTCGTACCATCTACACTAACGCTGTTGCAGGTGCTCAGAACAATACTGCTAACGGTGGTATCTTCGACCTCGATGTTGACTCAAACGGTAGATGGTCTGTTGAGAAGTTCAAAGGACTTCTGTTCCAGATCGAAAGAGATGCTAACGCTATCGGTCAGCAAACTCGTCGCGGGAAGGGCAACATCTTGATCTGCTCTGCAGACGTTGCTTCTGCTCTCGGTATGGCAGGTGTCCTTGACTATGCTCCTGGTTTACAGGGTAACAACGCCTTAACTGGTGTAGACGATACTTCCTCTACTCTTGTTGGTACTCTTAACGGACGCATCAAGGTTTACGTTGATCCTTACTCTGCTAACGTTGCTGATAAGCACTTCTATGTTGCAGGTTATAAGGGTACTTCTCCTTATGACGCAGGATTATTCTACTGCCCTTACGTTCCATTGCAGCAAGTTAGAGCAATCAACCCTAACACCTTCCAACCAAAAATTGGTTTCAAGACTCGTTACGGCATGGTCTCTAACCCATTCTCAGGCGGACTTACTCAAGGTTCTGGTGCACTTACAGCGAATGCTAACAAGTACTACAGACGTGTACAAGTTGCCAACCTCATGTAATTCATATTTACATACCAACACAGAGGGACTTGACGTCCCTCTTTTTTTATGTTATATTATAAATGTTGATTCGACGGAATTGACACGGGTGTGACAGAACAACCCTGTTGGAAATAGGCGGGGTAATGTATAGACTCAGAGGTGGTGCTCGCAATCCCTAAAGGATTGAACTCTGACCAAGAGGTGTCTAGTTAACCAGTATTAAATTTCGCTTTAGCGATTCCCTGGTTATGTTGGTATGAAGTAATCCAATCACCCTCCCTTCTTAATATTATAAGTAGTAGGACTAAGGAGTTAGTCCTTTTTTAATACCATTTTTTGTATGTTATCTACTCAGTATCGTCTTCGTTTAGAAGGAATTTGTAAATCAATCGCAGCAGGTCAAGATGTTTCTATAGAAGACATGATCTGGGCACAAAAATTAGCAAAGGCAAATACAAGTGCGAGAGGAATGTTAAACACAGCAAGAAGAATGAATACGAATCCTGACGATTCTTTTCTTAATCACTTGAATATTGGAGACCCCGATTCAAGTAATCATAAAAGGGGTTTCAATGGACCAGACGAAATTGTAGATTGGTTTCATCAAGAACGTAGCGATGACTGGAGGCAGAGAGATTAAATGTTAGCAACTGCATTACTGTTTAGTGCTATCCCATTTGTTGCTGCCACTCTATACTTTGGTACTAGAGGAGGTTACTATGACACTGATAATTAT